TAAAATAGGGTTTATACCTGCTTTACGAAGATCAGCTACTTGCCTTTGGTGTGCAGTGTTGCTCATACGCTCTTGAAACGCCATTTGGCGTGCTGTTGAGGCTTTTGTTTCTTTGTTGGCTCTATAACCGCCATACGCTGATACGCCACCCATTATTAATGCAGCTGTTAACGGATCCATTATTTACATTCCTCTACTGTAATAAGAAGGGCGTCACCAACAGCACAAAGGACATCAGCCCAAGGCTGCATATTGTGATGAATAAGCCAGACAACAGCCGCACCAAATATGGCAGGAAGAGCAAACTTCCTAGCCACATTAATAACAAAGCCCCACTGTATTCCATTCATCTTATTCTCCGCGATGGCTGGTCAAATCTAAAAGTGGTCGATTAGACCAGGCACGCTATATACGGGCATCGGTCTGGTAGTTTTTAAATCGAAATACCAATCCCAAATAAATTGTGGTTCATCGGTTACTGCAATAACACGATCAATAGGAGGATTTTCTTCGATAAAGGAAGCATTTAAGCTCGGCAGCGCTGTAAAATCTTGTGCTAAATGCCATACATCTAAACTGCCTGTAGCGTTTGAACGCATTTTGCCTGTGATCTGGCTTGGTTTATACCTATATTCCGCATAACGCTCTTGGTACCCAAACGTCTGAGTGTCGGCTGCTGTATTTTGATAATAGATTTCTTGGTTTAACACCGCTTGTTCGCCTAAATGGGCGAGGGCTGGCCAATAAAAGTCCCAGCGGTCACGTCGTGACCACATTCTGTTCATGCCCTGTTGATAGGTAAGGTCTGCGAATACGCAGGCCAATCCGATTAATACACCGTGCTCAACAAATGATTTACTAAAACCACCGCGAGATGATGCCGTTCCTAGCGCAGCTAGGTTACCTTGCGGTGATGTTGAATCGGTTGAGCTTGTTTGTGGCACTGCTTGCATTTGTATTTCTGTTTTTTGTCCGCCTAAATATTCTGGACGTTGCAAACGTGCATCTGGTGATGTTACTCCGAAATGTGATTGTAGAATTTCGGTATATCGTGTGCCGCCTCGTGCGTCACGTTCGTACAACCGTTGAATCTGAAAAGCTTCACGGAGTTGATTAATTGTTGCCGCAGCGGCATCTGTTAGGTCAGCATATAAACTTTTACTGTTTGCAGTGCCTACCATTTGAATAAAGGTACCGCTATCGGCTAGCTTTTTTATGTTACCTGCACTGTCTGTTATACCAATATCTGTCTGCCCAGTATTATTATATGTTACTGGAGCTTCTGTGCCCAATGGCAGATTTACTGCGTCGCCTTTTTGAGGCCAAGGCAGTGCTGATGTGAAGTAATCGTGGCGTTTGCCACGTTTTTGCAATGTGAAATCTGTAAGTGTATCCGGTCCGTCATCCTTTGGCACCACCAAGGAATCCTGTAAATTCTCGTCTCTAAACCATTCGTTCCAAATAAGATTATACGCACGTCCATGCAGGTTGTTAAAATCCAAACCTGCTACTTTCGTCGGTAAACCCATATAATCAAAAAGATTTTCCTCTGCTATAGTTACATTTGCTATTTGCGGTACTAAGTAATCAGTAGAATCGCCCGGATTATCCTGAGCGCCGTTAAACTTTTCCCAATTGTCCCAAATAATACGATTTGGTACGTAAAAGAAAAACGTTTCAACGTACATGTTGTCCATTACTGGATAAAGAGGTGTTGATAAACGACCAAACCCTGTCGCGTTTAATTGAAACGTATCGCCGGGAAGAACTTCGTCTACGTAAATCGGGACCAATAGGCCACTATCGAATGTTGTTTTTAACCCGTGTACACGGTTGAATGTACTACGTTGAATTTCTGCCTGAGGAACTCGGCTAAATTCGTGTGATAATGTTGTGGGCAGCGTGCCCATTGGTCCACCTAGCATTTTATTCTCCTAGTGTATCAACTTCAATAATTTTGTTGGGTTTATCTTGTCCGGTGATTACACCGGTTGTTTCGTCAAATTCACCCAGTCTATGAAGCGAGAAATCGCTGGGATGTTTTGCGAATGCGTGATCTTTGTTGTTAATCACTAAATCTTGTACAGCTCTAATTGCTGTACCATCTTTAATTTCTAGAAAAGGTTGTGAATACATTTCTGCTTTTCTGTCATATACTGCGTAATAAACTTTCGTCATTTCCAACTCCCGTGAAATATTTATTCACGAGAAGTTTACGCATAATATACATTACGAGTCAATAGTATATGTAACTGTTTGTTTTGACTCTTGTTGACCTGTAAATGATTCACTTTATGACATTTTACAGGTTTCGGATCAGCCTTTCTAATTTTTTTATTTTTATTTCCTCTGACACCCATAGCTGATCCATTGCTTTGTTATATTCTGTTATAACTTCTGGCGCTTCCGCTTTTCGCTTGTTTTTTAATTCCTGATAATAATCAGGATCATACTTTTCTAATTGTTTATCGTAATATCGTGGGACTTTCATTTTAACATTTTCGTGGACTATATAATCGTGACGATGTGCGTCAGTCCATCCATATTTCCAATACCAATTTTCTCCAATTCCCGACCTACGGGACATTGTTGCATATTGATTTTCGAGATCATATTCGATCTCTCCCGTTTCAGGGTTTATATATTGCTCAGGGGACCCCTCCCCTTTCGCTTTTTTCATGACGTAACGAGCGACATAAGCCGCAGATTCGTACGTACATGACCCAATTCTGTGGAACCCAAAGGGCCACAGTTTTTCCAATTCGGGTGATATATATAGTTTATTTCCTAATTTTTCTTCCCACAGTGTTTTGTCTGGGAAATCATACCCGAATATTATCGCATGGTAATGCGGTCTTTTATTTTCATCACCATATTCACCGCAATGGAAAAATCTAATATCTTTTCCTGTTTTTTTGCGGAGACGTTTCATAAATCGTTGAAACTCGGTAATATCCAGTGACCAAGGGCGAGGGCGCTGCTCCAGTGTCTCTGGATTTATAGTTAATGTAATAAAACTGTTGTGTTCGTGCATTTGTGCTTCGTGCATGCACCTAATCGCCCATTCGCGACTATGTTGTAGGCGGCAGCCCCAACATTGACCACAAGGCAAATTAAAACCCTTTGCGAAAGCAAAGGGTTTGTTAAAGACCACTTTGCCTTCATATTTAAAGGCGAGGAGTGGATGATAACATGCCATATTATAGCCTTATTCCACCTCGCATTGGCTTAGCAAAGTTATTTGGCTGTACCGCCATAGCTCTTTTCGTGAATAGTTTCTTGCTTTTCGTTTTTGCCATTTTCTTTCTGTATTTCATCGTTTTCGTTCCTTTCGTAAAGTTGAAGCCAAACCTCTCCGTTTTCGTTTGGCATAGGGTAGGTCTCTAACTTCATACTAAATTTGTTTTCGCGTTTAAACGCGGCACCTACATGAATCCAATTTGTCCGATCACCGGATTTCTTTGCTTGGACTACCTTATAATTTACATTCCACATGACATTAACCTCCATTGGTGTCAGTAGGCCCAGTTAACATCAAGCAGCTAACTGGGCCTGCGATCCCTTACTCCGCTTTTTCAAGCGCAGCGGGAGGTGCGGGATCGCTTTTTGGTGTCACCTCCACCACAGTGTCGGGCGCTTTCGCTAACCCCATTTCTATCATTTTTTCCTCGTTTTTCGGGTTGGTCGCAAATTCAAAAAATAATCCAGCATTATTGTTGAATTGTTCCCTAATGTGACTCGGAAGTGTTGCGAAGCTTTCGTTAGCTTCGCTAACCATGTTGAGAGCTTCCGCATACTCATTGATTTCTGAATAATCGCCATATTGCGCTATTCCTTTATTAACGTTTGCAATCAAACCTGTCCGGTCATATTGCTTAATTATATTACGAACATCGGCGGCTGCCGCGTGTGATTGTTGTGTTAGGCTATCGCCTGTTGTTTCAAACCCTTTACGGGTTCTGTCGCCATAGGCTGTTTTAAATTTAATTGCTTTTGTCATTTTATCTTCCTAACTTTTCCAATACTGACTGAATATCTCGACCAATCGCTTTCGCTGTTTCTTCTAATACTTGTCCAGCTCCAATTGTCTCACGCTGGACTGTCGACTTATAACCTTGTAACGAAGTCATCATTTTAATTAACGCGTTGCGTTCTTTGCCAGCGGTGCCTTTTAATATTTTTTCCATAGGTACACCGTGCAAATTTGCTGCAACGCTTGCTATAACGTTGTCGGGTCCCATTTTACTGAATAATCTTTCCCAACGTTCTTGGTGTAATACACCTTCTATCTTAGTTGATTGTACAATTTTCCTCGTTGTCGCGTTTATCTCAAACGCCTTTTCACGTGACACTGACGCTTCCCAATTTGTCTTTCGGGTTTGTGGACCACTTATATATTTTGTCTGCGCTTGCGCTTGCCGTGCTGATGACACTGCCTGATATCCACTTAAACCAGCGGATCCTATATTTTGAGCGGTGTAGCTCGCGCCTTGCGGGGTCGAAGCTCCACCTAGTTTTGCTGATAAGATGGGGTTTATGCCAGCCGCACGTAAGTCCTTTACTTGACGCTGATGTGCTGTGTTACTCATACGTTCTTGAAACGCAATCTGCCTTGCAGTGGACTTATGTGTTTGACGGTTAGCAAGCAGTTGGCCGCCCATACCTATAACTAACCCTGTTATCGGATCCATTATTTGCATTCCTCTACTGTAATAAGAAG